CGGGGATATACGCATGAATCTTTTGTAAACAGGTTAAACCAGTATTCCTGCTACCAGATGGACACGACCCTTCACATTCAAGCGCTTTAGACTTGTAACCAGATCTACACTTGGGATAACACAAAGCACCCTTCTTATCTTGGCTAGATTTACACGTCATGGGTCTACCTGCACCACGGCCTTTCGCATCTCTCCAGCAGCTCGTACCATCATCACGGAGTTTACCGTACTGTCTTTCGTAATGTTTGCAAGATCGCTTACTCGCGGGACGAGACTTCTTAGCGATGGTATCCTTCCAGCAGCTTGTACCATCATCACGGAGTTTTCCATACTTATTCTTAAAACTCGGATGACTACAAGATCTCTTCTTCGTCATGGACGATTTAATTGGAATAGTATCCTTCCAGCAGCTCGTACCATCATCACGGAGTTTACCGTGTTTATAGTCCCATCTACTGCAGGAATATTTCTTAGTTATCGACGATTTTTTGGGAACTGTATCGAGCCAGCAACTCGTACCGTCATCACGTAACCTCGCTCCGAAATACGAACAAGAACGCTTTTTAGCGGGCTTAGATTCTTTCGCTTTCGTGTCCATAATTTCACCTATAGCAAATTCCGCGATTCCAGCACCAATAAGGACAACTGGGTTTGCAAAATATAGACCCTTTGCTATGCTAAGGGGATCACCCTTTTTGAAATTATCTATAACCTTGCTTTGGTAACCACGAACTACACCGCGGGTAACGGTTTTACCGAAAATCATTTCAGCAAATCCCTGCCCGGGCTGTGTCCTACAATCATTGTTCTTGAATACGAGACCGTAACGTCTACAGAACGCCTTGGTGAAATTACATACACCCGATTCAAAATTAAACGTGACACCGAGCTTTTGAGGCTCTACGGCTTTTGAGTATTCCGAATTTTGGCGACGTTTTAAACAATACGCCACGAGAGGACCGTATGCCCGACCCAAAACTAACTTTTTGGGTAGACTTTTCTTGATGAGATTGGGGGCTTTTGGATCACCTGGATTACCCTTGTTTATTTCGAAATAGTGATCTGTATAAGAAGCCATAGTAGGATCTAGGTAATCTACAGCGGTATCTGGTGGCTTGAAAAAGTCGTTATTTTTGAGCCACTTGGGAGTGTTAGTTGTATTCCATGTAGCGGCGGCATCGGCTGTAATAGTAATACCTATACGTTTAGGTGTACTCATAACATCGACAAGTTCGAGACCCCTAGCTTTTTCGGAGGGTAAAAGTTCTTTAAGTTTTTCAAATAAGATCTTATCACGTTCCTTGTGATATTTTTTCTGAATAGCTGCACCGAAATCTAAAATAGATTGAGGCATTGTGGGTTCCGCAACTGACCCATCGAGTGATGCGATTGTCTGTTCCATAAATTTGGCCCACGCGGGACCAGCTATGGGATCCTTAGGAACATTTGGCATCACATATTCTTCGAACATTTTAGTAGTCATAAATTCCGAAGCGGCATTAAATTCATCCTTGGCATATTCGGGTATGGGGAACAAAAGTGGCCATTCATTATCACCAGATTCCGTCACTCTTTTGTAACCGTCTGCATCAATACGTATACGCGCTTTATCGAGTACACTTTGTGAAGTGTATGTTTCGTAACCCGAAACATCTATGATATCGAGTGCTATCGATACCACATCAAACATTAGCATGACTGCGGCTGCAACCATACCAGGAGGACCGGCCGCACTTGCGGTAGCTGCTTTAGCACCGCTGACGGCAACCGCGGTGGCGATCTTGGCCCCCGCTTTAACAGCGACTTTTTGAGCAGCCTTTTGGGCAACCTTTTGAGCAGCCTTTTGGGCAGCCTTTTTAGCAGCCCGCTGTGCTGCCTTTTTAGCCGCCTGTTTAGCCGCCTGTTTAGCAGCAGCCTTTTGGGCAGCCTTGGATGCCCCTCTTTGTGCAGCTTTTTTAGCAGCCTGTTTAGCGGCTTTCGCGGCAGCTTTTTTAGCCGCCTGTTTAGCGGCCATTTTAGTGGCTTGACTTCCCATAGCCTTCGTAAGAGCTTTTTCGAGACCCTTTTTCATGACAGCGGAGGCTACACTCGATACGATGAGTTCTACGCCTACTTGTTTGGCCATATTAATACGTTCTTGCTGTTTATCAACGGGCTTACCCTTAATTTTACAGCATCCCATTTCACTTTCTGGATCGGGTTCGTAATCGGGACCACATCCGAGTTTGGGGTGCTTAGGAAATGCACACACCTGCTTGACAAGTTTATCTATCTCTTCGACGAGACCCTTACCGACCTTTTTATCGCCTACACTATCAACTTTCTTCTCTATACGTTTTTTTAACTCATCATTACTTTCTATTTTGATTTCTTCAACCTTCGGGGTTATTTGTTCAGGACCACCCGCGGCTTTATCTAAAATCTGACTCACAGCTTCCGCCTGTGCTGGAACGGTCTTTTTTTGTGCAGCCAAATAAGCATACCCGAGAGCAAGTACTATGACTACAACTATTCCGATCGCTATCATCGGACTCTCTTATGTTATACACTATAAAAAAAATATTATTAGTTAAAGAGTATTTTCGGTTTATTATCATGACGTGGTGCTGGTGGTGTTGTCACGTTTTTGAAACAGAACCACTAGCTTTACCATTAAAACACGATGAAAGACGGAATAAATTCATGACGACGGGTAGGTTCTGCTCCTGGAGTTGCATGAAATCGTATGCAATAGATTCATATGGTCTCAGTAAAGGTGGACTTGTATGCGGAAATATAGTCATGATGAGGAAACATTTATATGGGAAGAGGGGGACGATTAAGATGGCCCCTAAACGTCAAACGTTGATAGAATTTGGTGGTAATTTGACCATAGAACAATTTAGAGAAAATATGGTCGTCGATACAGTTTCTAAAAAGGAAATCATAGAAGAAAAGGAGATAGAAATAGTGGTTCCTGTGCCTAATATTACAGCCAAGATGTACGAAATAAAAGGTGCAACGGGTACAAATGAGCCATTACGCCTTAAACGTGCTAAACCGCTTAAGAGAGATCAAAATAATTTAGAAACAGTTCTTGGACTAGTTATCAAGCCGAAGAAGTAGAACAATTAAGACATGCGTCCCCTGAATAAACAAATGAACAACACCTACATTCATTTAATGGGATAATATTCCTTTTTTTGAGTTTATTATGAGAATACAATACAAGATCTTTGATAGTGTATATTCCATATGTAATCATTGTTTCAAGGTTGGGAAACTTCATTTAAACTTAATACAGTAGCAAGCCTTATTTACCTTTAGCATGATAGAAAAGCTATCGATCATGGGGGGAACCATTGTCTTCAAAACAGTTTCAAGTTCGGAATCTTCTTCACCTGCATCTATCTGTTCAATTACAGAATATATAAGGTCGATGACCAGATCCTTCTTCTCGGAACCTACAAGACCTTTAAACTTCTGAACATCCATCATTAGGGTAGACACGAGTCCGCAAATGTTTTCCTTATTGATACCAGTCTTCTTGTACTTGTTCACGAGACGAGTAATCTTGTCGACAATAAGCTGATTGTCCTTGGATTTGGTTGCATACGACTTTAAAATGTTTTCCATTTATATAAACCTATATTAAAATCTTTAATTATATAAATGGTGAGTACAGACGACCTTATAGCAGCCACTGCAATTTCTATAGGTGTGGGTCAAATGATGTTTAGATTGAATACGGTCAATCTCGAGAAAATAGATACAACGACGTACCCCATGTTATACTCCGGTATCATAGCTAGTATTTTATGGTGTTTATATCAGTACAGAAAGGGTGCAAATTATTCTGCTGTATATTCTATTTTAGGTTTAATATTACAATTATATATCCTGTTTGAATTAACATCTAGAGATCGTAACAAAGAGAAAACAAGTTCCAATATTTGAAGTTTGTCTTTGAACGTGAGTTTACCTACATTTCGCATAACGTGAACTATAAGCATACAAACTACATAAGTGGCCTCATGGAGTTCCATACATTGTATTCTTATTAGTTTTTTAATATATTTACTGCGTTAAAGCCTGGTTCATGGGCGCTACCCCCGTGGCAGCTCTAGCACGGTTCGCGTAAGCACCTTTACCACTTATTACAAATGTAAAGGCGGCACCGGCGAGGATTGCGATCACAGAAAGACCTATACCAGCCTTCGCGTAGTTTTGATCAGATTTTTTAGGATTACACTCAGCTGGTTTAAGAAGTTGATGTAAAAATATAGACGCAACAAGTCCCATGACACCTATAGCTATAGTTAAAGGTCCAGCCGCAGATTTACCAGATCCCGAAATCATGTCGAATAAACCACCTTGCTTAGTGGCAAGAACGGTGGCGGGAACAGCAATCATGATAGTTAGGCATTGACTAAGAAACACCTTACGATTTTCGTATTTTGCAGTCCCCTGAATAGACTTGCAACCATTGTAATGCTTAACACCTACGATACATAACGCGGCGAACATTAAAGCCATGACGAGTAAAACACCCCCCTGAGCAGCACTTATCGAAGCCATTGTTTACTTTAGACGAAGAAAAAAAAGTCTTCTGATCATATGCTTAAAGGACATTCACATTGTATACATATATGGAGATAGACCTAGGAAAATTGTGGGCTAATTTTCGTTCAACTGGTGCAAAAGATCACCCGATGTTTTGGGTGAACGGTGCTGAGCATTTCATACCTAACATGTTAGAATGCATGCGTTTAACAAACTATGAACCGATCGTCACTAAATATAGCGACTATGAAAGTGAGCATATGGAGACGATGAAAAATTTATTCATCAAGTATGGTTCGGATAAATTCATTAATCCATACTACAAGTATTATAGTAACATTTTAGCGGGTAAAAATGATTTAACTATTTTGGAGATTGGAATGGGTACGAAAGACCCCACTATACCGTCTACGATGTATTTTTACAAACAAGATGAAAATTTTGATTCGACACCTGGATCATCCCTGCGAGCGTTTAGGGATTTTGTTCAGGGTTCGATGGTATACGGGGCCGACATTGACGAAAAAATCTTATTTCAAGAGGATAGGATTAAGACGGCAAAAGTTGACCAACTCGTTAAAAGTGAACTCGACGATTTGTTTAAGGGTGTGAAGTTTGATTTTGTTGTTATTGACGGTCTTCATCATTTAACTTCCGACATGAATTCCGTCTTATCACTTCTCGATAGAATGAACCCTGGTTCAAAATTGGTAGTAGAAGATATTACCATTTTTGATAACTGGAAAGTAGTCGATTTTGTACTGTCCAGGGTCGAGGGAATTACTACCGAGTTTGTGACAGATGACGAAAACAAAGTTTATATTTACGTAATATCCAAATAAATATCCCAATTTCTCCACATTTTTCCATAATCGTTCGTACCAGCTAGATCTGAATTATCAGCTCCCCTGGCGTTGTTATATTTGACTTTTGCGAAGCGACCGAGGTCGAAATCTATAAACTGTTCACTGTTATCGATCACGTGTTTCCCAATCATGCATGTATGCGGAAACTTCCTCACGTGATCAATACACGCGTTTATATAGGCACCTGGACCCGTCGGTGCTAAACAATCCATTCCATAATGCTTGTTAGCTATATTCCATAGGATGATGTCTATCATCTTCTTAGAGATGGGATGTTTGGGAATTGACCCAATGAACCCGGTTGTCATACAGAGCTGCTGCTGGGGTGTATCTACACACACGTAAAACTCCCTGTCTAAAATGTCCAACTCGTCGAGTGGTTTATAACATATCATACGGGCATCAGTGTACCAACCACCTTCATTATACATAATGAGGTGACGCATTAAATCACATTTATAGGAATAAGGTTTTAAAGTGTGATACGCTTTTAATACGTGTTCGTCAAAGTGTTGTTTGATGTAATTTTCACAAGATTCATCGGAATATATTTTTACTTTGTATCCGGGATTGATACGATACCACGTCTCAATTGCCTTATTCATCTCTTCAGGTAATTGTGGCATTTTACCTGTGTCTACTATTATTACCTTATGAATGACCTTGGGAATCATACCTAATTAAAGAAGGTATCCTCTAATATACTATGAAGATCACGTACGCTATAACCGTTTGCAATGAATCGAGGGATCTGTACTCTCTCATTTCATTCTTAAAGAATGTCATAGACGAGGAAGATGACATCAACGTCCTAATAGATACAGCTCACTCTACCGAAAGTGTGAAATCTGTTATTGAACATTTTAAAGACGGTATAGTTACATGTGAAAGAGCTTTCGATGGAAATTTTGCAGAGCACAGAAACTTTCACATCTCCAAGTGTACGGGTGACTATATTTTTGTGTTAGATCCAGATGAAATGCCACAAGAACTGATAATAAAACGGATAAAGGAAGTAATATCGACCACGTGTGCTGATTTTCTCATGATACCTAGAATCAATATAGTTCTGGGAGCTACGCGTAAATGGTATGAAGATCACGACTTCGGAGACAAGATAAACGAGTTGGGATGGATTAACTGGCCCGATTATAATGGAAGAATTTTCGAGAATAACGGAATTATTAAATACGGGAACGCGTTACATGAGAAAATTCAAGGGTATACTAATATGAAACTTATAGCCGATAACCCCAGCCTCGCACTGTATCACATAAAATCGGTGGATAAGGATAATAACAGGTGGAATAATGGATCATACGTTTCCCCTAAGAATGATAATCTATACGACACGTTAATGTAGAGTTAACATGTCGTATAAACGATTGTCTGGAGTGGGGTTCGAACCCACGAGGTGAAAACACCAGTTGATCTTAAGTCAACCCCCTTGGACCGCTCGGGCATCCAGACATGTTATATATAAGACTTATTCTTTTAAGTACCTAAAGAGAAAGAACAAATCAGAAATATATATGAGTTACGTATTGGCATCTTCGAAACCGGTAATTAAACCGACAACAGATTATGAAAAGTTGAAAACGAAACTTCGTAATTCTACTACAGGTTATGGGACTGCTATTGCGGCCAGTTATTTCATAACACAAGGTGCCGCGGAAGGTGTTTCTGCAACAGTGGGTGTCGCATCTTCGCTCGCGTACTTGAGCTCTTTGACGAAATATGTAGATGAACTAGAGAGTTCCCCTCTCCAAGCTCAGATTCTTATACCCGTGGGTACAGCTATCTTCGAATCCATGTGGAATAATGCACCTTTTAGTTTTGACTTTGACTATGGAGCCACTTTTGTCGGATTTTTAGCCTATAAATTTGCGTTAATGTCGGTCTTATACGAAATCGTACGAGATATGATAATCAAGGATGGCTCCGACGTGTATAGTGATAGGGAAGTTGACTATAAAGATCTTACGATGGATGAAGAATACGAAGATGCATCTTCTTACGAGAAATTATAATTTTTTAAACCATATGGGCATGGTATATCTATTACTTTTAGTCGATATTTTGTTTACACCGTGCATGTATTCTACATTTGCGGGAAATAAAACGAGTTTACCCGTAAGGGGTTTAATAGATTCATTTAGATTTGGAAAATACGTTTCTCCACCTTCATAATCGTCATTTAGGTACAATACACCCGAATATATACGAGATGAACAATATGAATAAGGTATACCTGTATTTATATCTACGGAATCTGAATGTGGTTGCATTTCCTGGCCGTCGTACCATGTGACCACATCCACGTAGTCGACGACTAAGTTATCTTGATTGTATAATATTTTTGCTACGTTGAGCATTTTATCGCGTATATTTTTTAGTATATCTTTAGATGGGAATTTTTCAATACCTCGGGTTCTATTCCAGAAAAATGGTTGGGTTTCGTGATTCTCTCGTAAAGGTGTAACAAATATCTCATCTACTATTTGGTCACATGTATTAGAATCTACGAAGTGTGTAATTTCATGAATTTCCATTATTAATTATATAACGTAAATTTTTAATATCATTTCATTACAAGGATGCCACCGATGGGAATTGCTATATTTTATATTTATATACTAAATCGTCTCTCACGTCGATCAAAATATCGTAGACGTTCACCTAAAGCGAATTGGGTTTAACGACGAAGTTCCGCAGTTCGCTTGGTAGTTCCAGTTTGGAGAATCTCGTCAATCTTGATGGCGATACTCTTTCCAATTCCAGGGAGCTTCTTATCCCCTTCGTAAACATCTGATCCGGACGTAATCTCGAATTTAACGTCGCGAATCGTATTAGCAGCCTTGATGTAAGCGCGGGTGCGGAAAGGATCTTCGCCACGCTTAGATTCAAGAATAGCGAGATTCTCAAGCTCATCTGCAATGTATTCGTTCGTATCGATCTCCTCGTCACTTTCAGATTCATCATCGGTACTGTAGAAAGATCCGAGATCATTGGAAGCGACCGACTCTGCGTCAGAGTTATAATCTGAATCGTCGTCGGAGTTGTAGTAGTTGTCGAGGAATTCG